TATGCCAACGAGCGCATCCAGGCCACCATGATGCGGGTGATCGCTGAGCTGTTCACTGCTCGGCTTGAGCACGAGATCAAGTACCTCTCTCGCTGATGCACAGCAGGGCGAGGCCGGCCATGTGTCTCGTGCGCACCATGCATGTGCACATGACCTTGCCTCTGAAAATCCTGGGTCCTTCCTGGCCCGGCAAAACGCGCAGTCCATGACCCCGAAATTCGCCCAGTTTTGAAAGGTGTAGGGGGGTCATAAACATAGGCCTCTGACATGCCAACACAGCAAGCGATCGCCGATCACCTGGGGCTCGACCAGTCCGCCGTGAGCAAGCAGATGCAAGGCCTGGCGCTCGACTGGCGCAAGGCGACGATGACCGAGATCCGCCTTGCCTACTGCGCGCACATGCGGGCGGTGGCAGCGGGCCACAAGTCGGAGGACGGCCTTGACCTGACACGCGAGCGCGCCATGACCGAGCAGGTCGACCGTGAGATCAAGATGCTCACGCTGGCCGAGAAGCGCGCTCAGCTGGTCAACGTGACGCAGCTGGAGCCCGAGCTCGTGCAGATGGTGGTGTCGTTCCGCGCCGAGCTGCTGGCCAGGGACGACCGGATCAAGAGCGACCTGGACGCGCTCTATGGCATTGATGTGGACCTCCAGGTCCTGAACGACGCGACCTATGACGCCCTCCAGCAGCTTGCTCGATACGACCCCGAGCAACAGGGCACTGGTGCGTCGGCTGGCGGCTCAGCTGGCGCCGCCGCCCAAGATGACGACGACGGAATGGGCGAGGGCACACCGCCGGCTGTCGCCTAAGTCCACCGCGCGGCCGGGGCGCTACAACCCGGACCTGACGCCGTGGGTGTTCGGGATGCATGAGGCGCTGGACGATCCAGCCGTCTGGAAAGTGGTGTGCCGCAAGAGCGCGCAGGTGGCCTGGACTGACGGGGTGCTGCTCAACTACATCGGCCGCAAGATCGACATCGAGCCCTGCCCGATGATCATCATGTTTGCCAAGGAAGGCAGCGCGAAGAAGTTTGACCGCGAGAAGTTCGTGCCGATGGTCGAGGTGACGCCTCGCCTGGCTGACAAGATCCCTGTGCACAAGGCGCGGGACCGCAACAACAGCTGGGACCACAAGGGCTTCGCCGGCGGTTTCCTGAACTTTGTGGGATCGAACAGCCCGGACTCTGTCAAGTCCACGCCGGCCCCCGTGGTGGCTGTGGAAGAGCCCGACGACAGCAACACGAACGTGAAAGATCAGGGCGACACGATCACCTTGCTGGAGGAACGCACCAAGAGCTTCGCTCGGCGCAAGGTGATCTTCGGGGGCACGCCCACGATCGAGGGCTTCAGCCGGGTTGATGCGGCGTTCAAGGGCAGCGACCAGCGGCACTTCTGGGTGCCATGCCCGGAGTGTGGCGAGCACCAGGTGCTGAGCTGGGAGCACGTCAAGTGGACCGAGGAGCCGTCGCGCCAGCATGAGGTGCTGGGCGCTGCGGTGCTGGAGTCTGCGCGGTATTGCTGCCCTCACTGCGGCGGGCTGTGGTCGGATGGGGACAAGACCCGTGCGGTGCGCAAGGGCCAGTGGCGGGCGTCGGCCAGCTTCAACGGTATCGCGGGCTTCGCGATCAACGAGCTGTACAGCCCCTTCCCGGGCTCCAGCATGCCGAAGCTGGTCGAGAAGTACCTGACAGCCCAGCACGCGCTGCGCCAGGGCGATGACACCAAGCTGCGCAGCTTCAGGAACAACACCGAAGGCCTGCCGTACGCCTACAAGAGCAGCGTGCCCACAGCCGACAAGCTGCGCGCACGCGGCGAACGCTACCGCGAGCTGACGGTGCCTTGGGGTGGCGTGGTGCTCACGGCCGGCGTGGACGTGCAGCACGACCGCCTGGCCATCGTGATCCGGGCATGGGGCCGCGGCGAAGAGTCGTGGCTTGTGTGGTGGGGTGAGGTGTACGGCCGCACGATGGTGGTGGAGTGGGATGAGTACGGCGCACTGAAGAAGGAGACCTCGGGCGCCTGGTGGGATCTGGACCAGCTGCTGATGGGCGCCTTCGAGCACACCAGCGGCGTGCAGCTGAGGGTGCGCGCTGCCAGCATCGACTCATCAGATGGTCAGACTCAAGACGCGGTCTATGCGTATGTGCGCAGGCGCTTGGGTCGGGGCTTCATGGCCATCAAGGGCGCGAGCCACGACACGGGCAAGGACATCTTCAGCCCGCCTCGCTTGAGCGTGGACACCAACGGCCGGCACAAGCCGCACCCGTCTGGCGTGAAGCCTTACATCGTGGGCACGCAGGTGGCCAAGGATCTGATCCTGGGCGTGGACGAGCAGGGCGGTCGCATCAAGCTGCTGGGCTCCGGGCCTGGCCGCATGCACTGGTACGACACCGTGCGGCCCGACTACTACGACCAGATCACGGCCGAGGTGAAGGTGCCTCACAAGACGATCCGCGGGCGCCTGGTGTGGGCATGCCAGGCCGGGCGGCGCAATGAAGGCACGGACTGCGAGGTCTACGCCCTGCATGCCGCCAGGTCGCTCAAGGTGAACTTGTGGCGCGACGACCGATGGGAAGCGGAAGAGGCGGCCATCAAGCAGCCTGGCCTGTTCGGGCACAGCGCGCCGATGGCTCAGGCCCCTGTGGCCAGTGAAGAAACGACCGGCAACACCGACAAGGCCACTGATGAAGACAGTCAGGTCAAAGCGGTCGTGGGGCCTCAGGCAGCGCAGGGGCCAGCCCAGGCGAAGCCGTCGATTGCGCCCAGCCCATGGCCCGGCAAGCCGACGGGTGGTCAGGGTGGCAACGGGTGGTCAGCGAAGAAATGGTGACGAGCGATGAACATCTGCACAACCCTGCCGGCCGGAGACAGCGCCGCGTGGATTGACGACCCTGTGACCTTGGCAGATGGCCGCAAAGCCGATGCCGTTGGTGGCTGGGCACTCAGGTACGCGCTGCGCGGCCCCTCGTCGTTGGACCTCACTGCGGTGGCATCCGGCTCGTCCTGGAGCACCGCGATCACGGCAAGCCAGAGCGCTGCACTGACGCCAGGCCTGTACAGCTGGGCTGCGGTGCTGAGCCTGGGCGCTGAGCGCTTCACGGTGGCCAGCGGCCAGCTCACGATCACGCGTGACCTGGCCTCGGTGACCGGTGCGTTTGATGGGCGCAGCCAGGCACAGCGTGCGCTGGCCGATTGCGAGACCGCCATGGCCACGTTCAACAACACGGGCGGCCGGGTCAAGAAGTACGAGATCGCAGGCCGCTCGATGGAGTTTCAGACCATCGCCGACCTGATGACCCTGCGCAGTTTCTGGCAGGCCAAGGTGCTCAACGAGCAGGCATCGCAGTCCGTGGCCAATGGCCTGGGCAACCCCCGCAACCTCTTCGTCAGGTTTCAACGGCCATGAGCACCATCCGACCCTGGTACAACGCCCAGCGCGTGACCGTGCCCACCGGCACAGTCGTGCCCGACATCAAGGCCAAGCGCAGTTTGATTCTGGACGCCTGGAATGCCAAGCGCCAGCAAGGCCGCGCCGAGGCCGTGCAGCGCGACCGCCTGCAGCAGCAGGCCCGCTCATACGAAGGCGCGGCCGTGAACCGCCTGACGGGCGATTGGTCTGCGCTGAACACGAGTGCCGACAGCGAGATCCTGACAAGCCTGCGGGTGCTGAGGGCACGCTCGCGCCAGCTGGTGCGAGACAACCCGTATGCCAAGCAGGCCGTGCGCTTGATCGTGAACAACGTGATCGGGGCCGGCATCGGCATGCAAGCCCAGGTCAGCAACGCGCGCAAGAAGCTGCTGGACCCGATCAACGATTCGATTGAAGCGGCCTGGGTGAAGTGGTGCGATCGCAAGACCTGCCACACCGCTGGCCTGCTGAACTTCAGCGACATCGAGCGCCTGGCCGTGACGCAGCTGGTGACGGCGGGCGAGGTGGTGATCCGCAAGATCCGCACGCCCTTCGGTGGCGGCACCGTGCCCTTGGCGTTGGAGGTCATCGAGGCCGATCGCCTGATGGACCAGTGGCAGACGGCGCGCGCGCCCAACGGCAACATGATCCGCATGGGCGTGGAGGTGGACGAGTGGCACCGGCCCACGGCCTACTGGTTCCTGCCCAAGCATCCGGGCGACTACCAGTTCGCCACGTTCGACCCGGCCAAGTTCCTGCGTGTGCCAGCCGAGGACGTGCTGCACCTGTACATCATCGACCGCTGGCCGCAGACGCGAGGCGAGCCGTGGTTCCATGCGGCGCTGCGCACCATGCACGACGTGGGCGGCTACGAAGAGGCCGAGATCGTCAAGGCCCGGTCTTCGGCCAACGTGGTGGGCTTCATCCGCTCACCCGAGCCGCTGGCATCAGACGGCACACAGAACGGTCGTCAGGTGCTCAACACCGAGCCGGGCACGTGGCAGACGCTGCTGCCTGGTGAGGATGTGGCCGGCTTCAACTCCGCCGCCCCGAACCCCACGGTGGAGCCCTTCTTGCGCTACATGCTGCGCAAGATCGCGGTGGCCGTGGGCACCAGCTATGAGGGCATGAGCCGCGACTACAGCCAGAGCAATTACAGCTCGTCGCGCTTGGCCCTGCTGGATGACCGCGATGTGTACCGCGTGATTCAGGGCTGGTTCTGCAAGACCTTCCGCGCGGACATCCACCGGGAGTTCCTGGACGCGTCCGCGCTGGTGGGCGCGGTGAAGCTGGGGCAGGACTACTTCAGCAACCCGGACAAGTACGGGGCTGTGCGCTTCAAGCCGCGTGGCTGGGCCTGGATTGACCCAGCCCGGGAAGTTGCGGCCTACAAGATGGCCGAACGCTGCGGCTACATGACCAAAGACGACGTGATCAGCACGACCCACCCGAGTGCCGACTTTGAGGACGTGATGAAGGGCCTGCAGCGCGAACGCGAGTTTGCTGACGACCTCGACCTCGTGCTCGACACGGACCCGGCGAAGGTCAACGACAAGGGCCAGGTGCAGGGCGCTGCCGGCGCCGATGGTGCCGCATCAGGCGCTGCGACCGATGGCCAGGACCCAGGCGGGCAGGGCGGCACTGGCGCGGGCCTGGACAAAGAAACAACCGAACCGATTGAGGCTTGAGATGGCAAAGACGATCAACGTGACTGGCAACGTGAATGGCGTTGGCTTGGGTGTGCAGACTGTGCCTGATGCGCTGGCCAATGAGCTGGTTAATCGGCGGCTGGCGACGTTTCTGAGCGCGGAGGTTCAGCCCACTCTGGGGAGCCCTGATGGCTCCACCTCTGGTGGTGTGGCTTCCACGGCCCGACTGCTTGTCTCTGCGTACGAGTCACAGCAGGCTTTGCAGAATTCGACGGGTGGCCCACGGCTGTATCCCAAACCGGGCCTACCGCTGGCTGCAGATATCCCAGTGATCACGATGAGCCTGACCGATCCTGCGGTGGACGTTGACGCGGCTCAGCAGATGATCACCACGTTCGATACATCCGTATCTGTGGACCCGATCCCGCTGGATGCCAAGCTCAAACTAAAGCGATCTGGCTGGCTGCGCAATTTCTCAGAAGCACTGCGAGCCAGAAAGACTGGCGTGTCTGTCATCGCTCCGACTTCACTTCAGCTTTTCAATAACCAAGGTAATTGCCTGACTGAGCTTGGAGATGGCACCACGCCGATTGGCTACGGTTTGTACGGCGGGGCCTGTGTCTCCGAATTCACTCTTGACGATGATGTGTTTTTCATGAATCAGCAGGGTGGCGCGCTTGTCAGCAATTTCGAGCTTTATGTGAAAGAGGCAATGGTTACGGCTGCCCCTGGCGACACGAATCTGACGCTCACAGGGGGCCGATCCTATCAGTGCAATATCAATGGGTTCGTGAAATTCAAATTCCCAACTGTCGCAAAACGAAAAATCAAGCTCACGTTTTCAGGTCCCCGAGTGCCAACGAGCTTCCGTTTCCGCAAAATAGCGACAGCTATTCCAACCGTTCCGGCCCCATTGCGTTGGATGCACTTCGGTGATTCGTTCAGCGTGCGCACTGATGCGAGTTCGGCATCTCTGGGGTTTGATCGCTGGATGCTTGAATCGTTCGGCGACTGCTTCGATTTCATCAATGCTGCAACTGGCGGTTCTGGGTTTTGCAACGGTGGGTCAGTGCTTGTAGGGCAGACGCCCGTGTCGGGCAATGGCAGCAGCTACCGATTCAATTTCCGTCGCCACGCTGGCACGCTCGCTCCTTACAACATCATCAGTGCGCTCGTGGGTTGCAACGATGCCACCGGCTACCGTGAATCAGTTGGGGCTCAAGCGAAGACCGATTACCTGGCTTTGCTGGCCACTGAGTGCCGTGCCACGCTGTCAGAAATGATCGCTCACAGCCCCGGTGCATTGATTTTCATCGCTGCTTCCAATACCGGCAACGCAGGTATCAATGACGGAAGCGCCATTGTGATTGAGAACGCGGTGAAAGCTGTATGCGCCGAGTTCCCCAATGTCATCTTCATTCCGCTGCAAACCTGGGAAGTTGGACCTTTCCTGCGCGGTACTGGCAACGCGCTGGCCCCCACAGGTGACGGCAATATGGATCGGCTGTCCAACGGGCTGCACCAGCCGGATGCTGGCCATCAGGCATTGGGTGAAATGCTCGCACGCCGTGTCTACGAAATCGCAAAGACCAAGGTCTAAGGAGCCACGATCATGCAAACCATTGATTTTCTCCACGTGAAGTGCACTGCCTGCATGGGTACTGTGATTTTCCAGGCTCCTGCTGGCGATACCCCCATGTCGGGAGACCTTCCGACTGAGGCTCCGGCCAATTTCGCGGGTGCTACGGTGTCCTGCTGCTGCGGGACCATCGTGCACGCCGATGCAGCCACGCCGATCTTGATCGAGCGCAACACGCTGGAGGACTGAGCCATGCGCCAAATCATCACCCTCATCCTCTCCGCCCTGGCCCTGTGCAGCACTGCCCAAGCCACCACCTATGACTGCATGGGCTTCGGCCTCGCAGGTGAAACCCCCCAGCACGTGGGCCGGCAATTCGGCACCCGTGCCGGTGACTGGGAGAACGCCCAGCTCTACGTAGGCCGCGATCAAGCAACTGGCCGCGTTGTCGGCTGGTCGTGGTACTGGTATTGCGCCAAGACCATCCAAGTGCCGGTGCCACCTCTTGTAGCTGTGGGCGGCGCGACCACCAATCCCACGGCGCAGCAGTTCACGGCGCAGCGGGTCGTCTACGTCCAAAACTGGGGCGGCACGAACGCCTTCTGGCTGGGCATGCAGGACAAGAACCCCATGGCACAGATGCGCGCCCAAGGCCCGGCCTGGCTCGCCCTGGTCTTGCCCAAGCAATGCCACGAGCTGGAGGCGCTGCGCTCCTACCCCACACCCGACGACAAGATCCTGTGCGACGGTCTGCTGGCCAAGGCTCGCGCCTACCTCCCACCATGACCGGGCCCGCACGCTCCCGCAGCAGCCTGGCAGAGGAGCTGCTCAAGCAACTCGAAGCCGGCCCACTCGACTACGACGCGCTGCTGCAGACAACCAGCCGCAGCCCGGCCGCCGCATACCGTGCGCTGGCCCGCATCAAGTCCAAACGTCTGGTCACCTTCACGGTCTCGCTGAGCCCACCCGAAGCTGAGGCACCCGATCAGGCCCCGACCCCAAGCCGCTGCCCCTGAGCCCTTGCGTCACCCACCACACCCCGCCCCAGGCAACTGCGGCGGGTTTTTTCTTGCCCGAGGCAAACCAGCATGCCCATCAAACACCGCCCCGAGAACCTGGCGCCTCAGACGCGCACCGTGAGCCTGCGCCTGGTCGGTGACCAGGAGGTGCAGGGCACGGTCGACATGGAGGCCCGCACCACCGAGTTGTGCTTCGTGACCGAGGCACCGATCGACATGTGGTACGGCACCGAGATCCTGTCGCTCACACCTGGGGCCATGCGCACCGGTGTGCGGCAGCTCACCATGCCGCTGCTCTTCAACCACGACATGTGCGACCTGCTCGGCGTGGTCGAAAGCATCAGCGTGGATGCCGACCGCCGCGGCCGCGCCAAGGTGCGCTTCGGCAAAGACGAGCGCGGCGAGTGGGCCATGCAGCAGGTCGCCGATGGCGTCTTGCTCAACGTGTCGTTCATGTACCGCGTCTTCAAGTGGGTTGAAGACGTGGACAGCGAGGTCTACACCGCCATCGACTGGGAGCCGTACGAAATCTCTTTCGTTACGGTGCCAGCCGACCCCAATGCAGGCCAGGGCCGCAGCGCCCAGCCTGACACCGAGAACGGCGTGCAGATCGAGCGCCAAGCCCGATCTGCCGCCTCCACCCCGCCGGTGCAAGCCGCAGCGGGCGTACCTGCAGCGCCCGTGGCGCAACTTCCTTTGACAACCCCTGAACTGGAGTCTTCTATGCCCGCACGCAACAAGCGTCACACCCTGCGCGAGCAGGCCACCGACGGCACCACCGGCAGCGCCGGCGGCACCGCCACCACCACCACGACCCTGCCCGCCGAGCCCCGCGCCGGCGATGCTGCCCAGCTTGCCCAACGCGGCGCGCTGGACGAGCGCACCCGCATCAGCGAGATCGAGGCCCTGTGCCGCAAGTACGACCTGAGCGCTGATCTGCGCACCAGCATGATCCAGCGCGGCGCTTCGGTCGAAGAGGCCCGCCTGACTGCGGCCGACATGGTGATGGAGCGCGCCCGCGCTGGTGGCAAGCCCGCCGCCGATTTCGGTGACACGCACAACCCCGATCTGAGCGAGCCTGAAAAGGCCCGCTACTCGATGATGCGTGCGGTCAACGCGTCGCTCACCGGCAACTGGAAGGAAGCCGGCTTCGAGCTGGAGTGCTCCAACCACGTGGCCAAGCGCCTGGGCCGTGGCCCGCAGAACGACAAAGCGTTCTTCATGCCCACGAACCTGACCTACGCCAGCCGTGCCACGATGACGGTGGGCACGCCTGGTGCTGGCACCACGGGCGGCACCATGGTGGCCACGAACCTGCTGGCCGGCTCGTTCATCGAGGTTCTGCGCAACCGTGCCCGCGTGTTGCAGCTCGGCGCCACGGTGCTGAGCGGCCTGGTGGGCAGCGTCGACATCCCGCGCCAAACCGGTGCGGCCAGCACGTACTGGGCGACGGAAGGCAACAACGTCAGCAAGGCCGAGCCGACCTTCGACAAGGTCTCGCTGTCGATGAAGACCATCGGCGTCTACAGCCAGATCACGCGCAACATGCTGATGCAGTCGACCCCGGACATCGACATGATCGCCCGTGCCGACCTGATCGCTCAGCTGGCGCTGGGCATTGACCTGGCCGCGCTGAGCGGCTCGGGCTCGGGTGGCCAGCCGCTGGGCATTGCCAACATCTCGGGCATCGGCTCGGTGGTGGGTGGCACCAACGGCGCACAGCTCACGCTGGACAACCTGATCGACCTTGAAACCGCCGTGACCTTCGCGAACGGCCCCGAAGACTCGCTGGCCTACCTGACCAACGCCAAGGCGATTGGCTGGGCCAAGAAGCTCAAGTCGACCACCGGCCAGTACCTGTGGACCAACAGCCCCAACGGCCAGCGCTCTGGCACGCCGGGCGAGGTCAACGGCTACCCGGTGGCCCGCAGTAACCAGGCCCGCAGCACCCTGACCAAGGGCACCGCCTCGGGCATCTGCTCGGAGGTGTTCTTTGGTGCCTGGTCTGAGCTGCTGATCGGCGAGTGGGGCGTGTTGGAGATCGTGCCGAACCCCTACGACGCATCGGTCTACGCCAACGGCGGCGTGTTGCTGCGTGCACTGCAGTCGATTGACATCGGCGTGCGTCACAACGCCTCGTTTGCGGCCATGACCGACGCGCTCACCGCCTGATCCACCCCCTGATCGTGCCTGCCCTGCAGGCCACCCCGCAAGGCCCGGCCGCCCAGTAAGCGCCGGGCCTTTGCTCATCTACATGGAGATTCACATGGCATCGAAGAAATTCATCGTGCGCGAAGGTTTTGTGGTCGTGCTGGCCCTGACCAAGCCTGACGGCAGCACCTACGAACGCACCTACGAGGCAGGCGAAGAGCTGACCCTCGAAGACGACCAGGCCACCCTGCACCGCCACAAGCTGGAGTTCGCGAACCAGAAGGACCGTGACGCCGCCCTGGCCGCCGAGAAGCAGGCCGACATCGCCACCAAGGCCGTCAGCTCGCCCATCGAACTGATCAACAGCCTGGTGGCCGCGTTGTCGCAAGCCCAGGTGGCGGCCGGCGTGGCCCCTGCGCCCTCGCCCGATCAGGCCCCCGCCTGATGTTCCCGGACGACGCCCGCCTCTTCCTGATGGACGACGGGAAGCTGGCGAGCTGGACCCCCAGCTTTGGCGGACAGACGGTGCATGACCTCGTGTTGTTTGACCAGGCTGCCGAGCAGTTGGACAGCAACCAGGTCATCAGCCGGCAGTACGCCGTCACGTTCCAAACGTCTGCATGGCCTGGGCTCAAGCGCGCCGAGGTGCTGGTGATTGACGCCGCCAGCTACCGACTGCGCACCGACCCAATGCCCGAGGCAGACGGCGTGTTCTCGACCGTGTCATTGACCAAGGTGTAGCCATGGCCACAGTGCTTGCCCAGATCCTTGACCGGGTTGACGCGATCTTGAAAGCCCAGGTGCCAGCAGGCACCAACGTCTTTCGGGATCGCGCCGATGCGCAAAGCCTGGCCGAGGCGCCGTCTATCAACGTGGTTCCGCGCGATGGGCAGACCGAGCCCTTCAGCGCCGAGATGGACCTGCATCAGATCCAGATCGAGCTGCGCATCTACGTGCGCGCCGAGCCCGGCACGCCTTCGGCTGAGGCCATCCACGAGGCCGTGCACCGGCCCATGGTGACCGACCAGCAGCTGGCGGATCTGTGCGAGAGCCGCCGCCTGACCGAGAGCAGCTTCGACCTCACCGAGGCCGACACCACAAGCCTCATCAAGGCGGTGCGCTACCGCCTGACCTACCTCATCCCATCCACATCCCTTTGAGGACAACACATGGCTACTCAGCAAAAATTCGGCGTGGGCGTGCTGATCGCGACCACGCGCACCGACTCGCTCGGCAACGCCCTTGCAGTGCCCCAGGCCTACCGCCTGGGCATCTTGCAAGACGTGTCCACTGACTTTTCGTTCGAGGGCAAGGCCCTCTACGGCGAAGCGCAACTGCCCGTTGACCGAGGCCGTGGCAAAGCCAAGCTGGCCTTCAGCGCCAAGACGGCCGACATCAAGGCCGCTGCCCTGGCTGCCCTGCATTTCGGCATCACACCGCAAGTGGGCTTCAAGGGCGCAGCGATTGACCTGGCCGGCACCGTGCCTGCTGCGTCAACCTACACCTACCAGGCTGTGCCCCCTGGCAGTGGCACCTTCATTGCCGACCTGGGTGTGCGCGACACCAACGGCAACGACTTCAGCCGCGTGGCCGCTGCGCCCACGGCTGGCCAGTACACCGTCAACGCCACGGGCCTGTACACCTTTGCTGCGGCAGATGCCAATAAGGCCTTCCTCTACAGCATCGAGTACAGCACCGCAGGCTCGGGCCTGATCGTGCCGCTGACCAAC